ATTATTGATTTGTCTCGTACTGAACGTGAGTCTGTGTTGTTGTTAAGGAAATCAAAGTATGGTTTTCAGCATTTACCTGAATGGATGGTGGCGCGTGGTCCTAAGTCGTTGGTTGAACATCAGCAAAAAATGGGGTTCGATAATGGTTCTCAAATTACTTCAATGCCTTCAGCATCCGATCCTGCTAGAGGTGAGTCGGCTACGCTGGTTGTGGTTGACGAATGGGCGTTCCTTCCAAACCCTGAAGAAGCGTGGGCTTCTATAGAACCTGTCGCTGATGTCGGCGGTAGGATTATAGGTTTGTCTACTGCTAACGGTTCGGGTAACTTTTTTCACGAACTGTGGGTTGGTTCTGAGACTGGTACTAACAAGTTTGAACCAATGTTTTTTCCTTGGTCTGCTACTGAGGACAGGGATGAGACTTGGTATCAGTCTAAGAAAGAATCTATGTTGGCGTGGCAGTTGGCTCAAGAGTATCCAACCAGTCCTGAAGAGGCGTTTATCAAGTCAGGTAACCCTGTGTTTGATTTAGATGTGTTAGACAATATGGCAGGTCAAATAGAAGAAGGTCAAGGAGGGTATTTGTGGAACCCTCATCCGAAAGTAGTGGAGTTTAGAAAAGATGCTTACAGTTTGGCGTGAGCCGGAAGCAAACCACATTTATTGTTTAGGTGTTGACACGGCTGAGGGTTTAATCCACGGCGACTATTCTTGTGCGCAAGTGTTGGATGTACGCAGCGGTGAACAGGTTGCTATTTGGCATGGTCACATACCTCCTGATACTTTGGCTAATGAAGTGTACAATTTAGCGTTGTGGTATAACGACGGTTTAACTTGTGTGGAATCTAACAATCATGGTTTAACTACGTTGGTTCAGTTGCGTCATTTAGGTCACCCTAATCTTTTCCGTAAAAGAAGTTTGAATCAGTCAAGTTCTAAGGTGTCTCAAGAGTTTGGTTGGAAAACTACTAGAACAACTAAGCCTTTGTTGATTGATGATCTTGGTATGGCTTTACGTGGAGAAGAGTTGATTATTCACGACAGGTACACATTGGCTGAGTTACGCACTTATGTGCGTACAAGTAGGGGTTCTATGTCTGGAAGCCCGCATGATGACCGTGTTATGGCTCTTGCGTTGTCTAATCAGATGCGCCAGTATGCGTTTATGCCTGAGTATTCAACTAAAACTGACGATTATTGGACTGTGGATTGGTTCGCTAGGTTAGTTAAACCAGAGGAAACTGATGATATGAGGATTGGTAAACACAGTATGCGTGGGACACTGTAACCATAGTATTTAGGAGACTATAGGAACCATTAGGAGGTTTCAATTATGGCAAGATTTGTTTCACATACTAGCGCTTCACAAAATGTGGATGGTGCTGGTACATCAGGTGGTAACAATAAAATGGAACGCGGTTCTTCTGTGGTTGCTAACCCTATTTGGGAACCGGGCGGCTCGCAGGATTTCGCGCAACGTTTTGAAGACAACAAGTATGCAAACATGACTGGCGGTTATGGTGAGATTTCTGTGAAAGAAACACCATTTAATCAGCATGGTACAACAGGTGATGTTGAACCATCTAAACCACAACCACGTCTCAAGGGTTGGAATGCAGAAGGCTTCGGCCCTCGTCCATAATGGCTGTCCTCCCACGCGAGGCAACATACGAGGATTTTTGCGAGTATGTTCAGGACTTTCGAGGTCCCGTCTCAGAAACAGAACTCGGTGAGTTATGGGAACGTCGTCAAAAACTTCTTGGCATCAAATTCGTAACTGGAGCGGTCTCCCGCTCTCTGTTACCGCCAGACGAGCAGCATTTGACTTTACGAGAAAGAGAAAACAAATTAGTAGGCGAGGCGTTAGCGCAAGGCCGTAACATAGAGAAAGTCTAATGGCACGTAAAACCAGAGCAGAGCAATATGCTACTGCTAAAAAAAGGTTAGAATCATCAGCACGTTGGCGGGAAGAAATGGGTTACGACTCGTTATGGCAACGTATGACAGACTTGTACCGTGGGAGACAATGGCCTCAAACAACTGCAACTAATGAAGATCTGATCGTAGTTAATCTTGCTTTTAGTACTGTTAACGTTATCGCACCTTCCGTTTCGGTTAATCATCCTAAAATAGTTGTTTCCGCCACTCAAGAAGAAGACACTGACAGGGCGGCGTTTGTTGAAGCGGTAGTTAACTATTTGTGGCGGCATCACGATTTCCGTAAACCTTTCCGACGTGCAGTTAAAGATTTTCTTATAACAGGTCACGCATGGATGAAAGTCGGTTGGAAATTCGTTGAACAAGAACGAAGTCTTAGTGACTCTGAACGTGAAGAAATGTTAGATGACGCTATTTTAGAAGCAGACGCTTTCGCTATAGAAAATGCTGCTATGGCAGGTGACCTTCCAACAGATGAAGAGATAACTGTTAACATTCCTGAAACCACAATGATGGTTGTGGAAGATCAGCCTTTCATTGAAAGAGTTTCACCTTTCGACATTTACATCGACCCGGAAGCAACTTGTATAGAAGACGCACAGTGGATTTGCCAACGTATCGTGCGTCCTTTAGAAGAGGCTAAAAAAGATAAACGATACAAAGCATCAGTTCGTAAACGTTTACAAGCCGACGGTATTTTGTACCCGATGTTTCAAAACCGTCAGATACAAGAACAAGAACAATACTTAGCGGACGAAGATCGTGTAGCAATCTACGAATATTATGACATAGCGGATAACACGATGTCAGTGTTCTCACAAGCAAGCGAAGAGTTTCTAGTTGATCCTATGCCTATGCCTTATGCTTACGGTCAACCTTTTGTAATGTTACGAAATTATGACATTCCTGATTTCTTTTACCCAATGGGTGATTTAGAATCAATAGAATCTTTGCAACTTGAATTGGATAAGACACGTACGCAACTTATAAATGCACGTAAACGTTATGCAAGAAAATATTTGTACCACGAACGTTCATTCGGTCCTGAAGGACGCGAAGCGTTAGAATCAGATCAAGATGGACGTTTAGTTCCAGTTGTCGATGAGAATAAACCTTTGCAAGAAGTTGTGGTACCAATGCCACAAACTCCTTTATCTCCAGAGATTTATAATACTTCAGCAATTATTGAACAAGACATTAACACTGTGTCTGGTGTTTCAGAATATGCTCGCGGTTCGATGCCTGAAATTAGGCGCACAGCGACAGAAGCATCCATTATTGCTGATGCGGGTAATGCTCGCGCAGCGGACAAACTTGCAATAATTGAAATAGGTATCGGACAGTTAGCACGACGGGTCATACAGTTGATGCAACAGTTTATGACAGGTGAACAAATGGCTCGTATCGCTGGTAAAGGCGGCGAAGACATGTTCTTTACTTATACCAGAGATGACATTGTGGGAGAGTTTGATTTCACTGTTGAAGGTGGTTCAACTCAACCTATCAATGACACTATTCGTAAAACACAAGCAGTTTCGTTAATGAACGCTATGGCACCTCTTGTAGGCACTGTCATAGATCCTGTTGCTTTAGCGAAACATGTTTTGTCAATGGGATTCGATGTTAAAGATCCTGAAAAGTTTATTATTCAGCAGCAAACTCCACAAGATATGGAAGCCGCTTCTGAAGAGGCAGGTGCAGCACCCGCGCCATTTGGTCAAGTGCCTGTACCACCCGGCCCCGACATGGGAGCGTTTGCTCCAACCGGCGGCGTGCCTCCAGAGTTGTTGGCCCAATTACAGGGTCAAATGGGGTTGGAATTGCCAGCCTTATAACGGGACACAGTTCCCGAATAGTATAGGAGCAGCCTTTTAGGACTCCGAGGAGAAAATAGAATATGGAAGAGGATGTAACGGAATCCACTGAGGTGGACACTCCAGAGTCTTCAGTTGAGGTTTCAGAGGAACCTTCTGGTGACACATACGCCGTTAAGGTGGATGGTGAAAATCAAGAGGTCAGCCTTGAAGAACTTCGGGACGGATACCAAAGACAGTCGGATTACACACGTAAAACGCAGGAATTGGCTTCCGAACGTAAACGGTTACAGCAAGCGGAAGCAATAGTTTCCTCGTTGGAAGCGGACCCTGACGGTACGTTAACAGCGTTGGCTGATGCGTTCGGGGTTCAGATGCAAGCACCTGTTAATCAGGGTGGTAACGAAAGTTACAGTTCTGATTGGGAGGACACGCAACCTGATCCTACCGAGCAGCGCATAGCGAATTTGGAAACACAGATAGCGCAGCAGAATCGGTTACAAAGACGACAACAAACAGAAAAGCAAGTAGAAGGGCTTAAAGACCAGTACGGCGATTTTGACGCTCAAGAACTTTATCAACATGCACTGACTCATAAAATAGGCAATTTAGAAGCCGCGCTAACACACATGCGCTACGGCGACGTTGCAGAAAAAGCCAGTAAACTTGAAAAAGAACAGGAACGAACAGACGCTAAACGAGAAAACGGGAACTTGCTTCATAGATAACAGAATGAGGTAAAAAACAAATGGCAGCAGGTAATGCTAACTTTGATGAAATACTTTCCACCACTCTGAAAAACTATATCCCTAAACTGACTGACAACATTTTCAGCGCAAGACCACTGTTTTACGCTTTAACAAATGGTCAGACAATTAGGCGTGTATCAGGTGGTGCGAACATAGTAGTTCCCCTTATTTATGGCACTAACTCTACTGCTGGTTCTTACTCAGGAACAGATACTATTTCCACAACCGCTCAAACAGGCATAAGCGCTGCTGAGTACTCTTGGAAACAGTATGCTGCCACAGTAACAATCAACGGTATTGAAGAAGCCAAAAATAATGGCGAAGCACAAATAATTGACCTTCTTGAAGGAAAAATCTTTCAAACGCAGGAAACAATTATTGAAAACATGAACACCATGTTTTATGGTAACAGCACCGGCAACGGTGGCAAAGACTGGAATGGTCTAGCCGCTTGTGT